CGGGGCAAGATCAGCCGGCAGACATCTTCAGCCGTGACGTCCCTCCCTCCAAAGCAATCCCACCAGGCCTCGAAGAACGCGTTCCATTGCTGCGTATCGTCGTCTTGCACCAGCTGTGTTTGTGCGAGGTTACCCAGGAATTCCGGGACGCCTGCGAACTCCAGCACGCTACCAACGGTGCTGGCCCATTCTTCGAAGCTGCCCAGCATCGGCACGTTCGCTTGCGGCTTGCCGTTGGTGTACCACGCGCGGATGATGGTCATCGCGGCCGATAGCAGATCACCGCGATGAGCCTTTACATGGCACTCTAATCCCTTGATGTGAAATCCCGTTCGCTCCCACGGTCGCTCCGTGTTGGCATCCAGGCGAATGCTGTAACTGCGCCGCGGCATGTCGCCGGTGACTCGCAGGTTATTGCCGGTGGCTGCCCACACGGCTCGAGCCGGCAAGCGGATCGTTTCGTTTCGACCAAGAAGGCGGTCCGACCACTCGTTCGACGTGAGTGTTGCCGCCAGGGAGGGCGAATCGATGTTCGTGTTATCCGGAATGTTCTCCAGCATCACAAACGGCGAGGCGGCGAGCAGAATTGACGTGATTTTCTTCCGCCATTCGTCTTCGTTCTGTTTGGTAGGAATGGACTCCGCAGCCACGTTGCCGACTGCGATCATGGCCAGGGACGTCACGAGCAACGTTTTGCCTGTTCCTTGCACGGGAGCGTCGATGATCGCCAGCGGCACATGACCCGCGATCACTGGCCGCATGAGAATCGAGAACAGAATCGCCAGAGCATTAGCGCGACTGGCGTCGTCGGCAAATGGGAACTCACCGATGACACTCGACAGGATGTCCACACAGGCCTGGACCTCGTTGCCATCGGGATAGTCAGGGATCGGAGTCAGCGTGAGGCCCGGATCAGGGCAGTACATCAACTGTGAGAGTGCGTCGTATCCTGGCGAAGTGCAGATCGTGCCGTCGGTTCGCAGGATTGGTGCCCGGGCAATTCCCACCAGCGGAGGCAAATTCCAACGTCCCAGCGCCAAGACATTCTCCGCCAGCGGAAGAGGCGGATTTGTACCCACAGGCTCAAAGCCGTCTTCCCCCTTTCGCATCGTGAAGAAATTAGCCACCTCGCTAAGGCGACATCGAACCCGAGCGCGATCAAACGATTCAATCTTGGGCTGTCCGCGTTCGTCGTTGACGACGCGTGCCAATGTGCCTGCGCGGACGAAAACAGACGGCGGTGAGTTGCCAAGTGCGACAGCCGCCAGTGCTTGGTCCGTCAGTTCGCTGAGTTGCCGGTCATCAATGAGGATGGCTGGAAGATTCGGGTTGTTGGGCGGAGGTGGGGCTGGGCGAGGCTTCTTGGGTTTGCGGTTGCTTTTGCGTTTACCCTTGGGTTTGTACTGCTTGGTGACCTTGCCAAGCGCCTTGGTGATCGTCATCTCACCATAGGATTGCTCGCCATGCTGCTCGTCCCACTTATCTCGCATCAGTCCAGATTGGCGGAATAGCCGGTCAATCTGTGCGGCGTCCTTCGTGTAGAACGCCAGTGTGAAGACCACCGATGAATCGGCTTCGCTGGCGGAGTTGAAGTGCGAATTCCAGTCGCCTGACCACAACGCACTGAACTTCGCGCCGCTGCGGCGTTGATTCGACGCAATTTCGATGATCTCGTCGTCGTCCAGATGGACGTGGCCGTTGTTGCTAGGCTTTGGACCTGGCGTCGTCGAGACGCTGCCCGCGCCATCACCTTCGTCTTCACCGAACACGTCGCGGTAAAGACAGTTCAGCGGTTCTTGGCGGGGCTGAATCTCGGCGGGACATTGCTCCAACCACTGTCCCGTCACCGTGAAAAACCGGTCGCGATCGTAAACCTCGACCTCACCATCGTGGTATGCCTTGCGACATCGTCGCCCGGGCTTGTTCGCTTCGAGGAAAACCTTAAAGCCAGAGCCCGAGGGACTGATTTCCGTATAGCTGTCAAGTTGATTGACGACATCGACGGCCCAGCCTTTGACCTCGCCGCTTTGCATGTCGATGCAGTCGTCGAGGTCGACGCCGCAGTAAGGATCGTCGGGCGTGAACACGAAGCCGACGCCAGCGAGATTGGCATCTTGCTGGCAGGCGTCGAGCGCGTCCTGAAACTCGCCCCAGGTGGACAGGTCCGTGGAATCGGCCAGTCCTCCCGTGTGTGGATTCACCGGCGCTTTGGTCTGTTTTCCATCGCGCTCGATGTATCTCCACGCCACCCACTGACGACGCTCGCGCAGGCAGGCCGGAGCATGCTCGGCAATTACATTCAGATCCAAGACCGACGTCGGACTCACGATAACGTCTCCTTCACACGGCCGGCGTCTGGCTGCAGTCGCTGGATTTCTCGATCGAGATACCAGCGGGCTTTCCGCAGGTCTTCGAGGTGGTTGCCTTTGTGTGCGGCCCGCGCGACGTACTTCACGACATTGCCGAGATGAAAGCCTAGCGCCCACGCTTCGATTGCATCAATGACTTCGACGCCGCCAAATGTGTAGTGCAGCGGGTGCTCAACCGAGTCGTGCGTCATGCGGGCACCTCCAATGGCGAGACGGCTTTCCCTGAAGCCGCAGCGGCCCACAGATTGAGATATGTCCGCCGCCGAATCGTGTTGTTCTTCTTGACTGCGTTGCGCAAGCCCCAGCGGTCCCCCATCACGATGCAGTAACGGGCCGCTCTGGTGACCGCCGTGTAGAGCCAGTTGCGGTCGGCGAAGAAATGTGACTTGTGACACAGCACGACGACGCAGGGGAACTCGCTGCCTTGCGCTTTGTGCGCCGTTAGCGCGTAGGCGAGTTGCACGTTGAGCACCTGCTCGTCCTTGATCAGCCGCGCGCCGCAGCCGTCGAAGGCGATCCAGTAGCCGCCACCTGGCCCAGGCTCGATTTCAACTACACGCCCGATGGTGCCGTTCATCACACCGAGGCCGTAGTCGTTGACGGTCTGAATGACCTTGTCGGCAACCGCGAACTTTCGCGCGACTTCACCGTGCAGCAACCGCTGCATCATCTGGTTGATAGCCTTTGTGCCGAGCGGGCCAATATGCGTCGGTGTGATGATCTGGACGTCGTTGATCGGGTCTAGCCGCAGACGATCGGGTATCTTCTGCAGCACCAGTTCCCGCAGGTAGACCTGAATCTGCTGAGGATCCTGAAAGACGTCGACCACCGACCAGGCCGGATCGTCGACGGCCGTGGGAACGATCGCGCCCGACAGGACGGCCATGCTGTTGGTCTTGAGCACGCCGGCCTGGCGGACGACTTCGTCCAGAATCACGGTGGGCACCAGGTTGTGCTGAATCACATCTCGCAGCACATTGCCCGGCCCGACGGGTGGCAGTTGGTTGTGATCACCAACGAGGATCAAACGTGTCCGCGTGAAATCGATCCGCTGCAGCAGCTCGGCCATCAACGGCACGTCCACCATCGACACTTCGTCGACGACCACGACGTCGAAACCGGAATCGACGTCCGACGCGTCGTCATCGTCACAGCCGCTCGGTCGGGACAGGCTTTCACGGTGGAAGTCGCGGCCGTCGTATTCCAGCAACCGATGGATCGTCTTGGCTTCCAGGTCGAGGCTTTGAGCACGCAGAGACTCCTCAATCCGTTTGGCAGCTTTGCCGGTGGGAGAGCAGAGTGCCACGCGGAGGCCGGCGTCCTGAAAGGACTTCGACAGGCGTGCCAACACGTAGGTCTTGCCCGTACCAGCGCCGCCAGAGATGACGGAGATGCAGTACCGCAGCGCGGCTCGATATGCGTCCGCCTGTCGGTCTTTCAATCCGGCGAGCTGCAGTCGGATTCCGGCAAGCTGTCGTTCGTTCCAACCTTGCAGGTCGAACACGGATTGAATGAACTGCTCTGTCTCCAGGCAACGCGGCGTGGAAACGGCACTGCCGTCGGCGACTATTTGGCCGTCCTGTAGCAGTCGTTCACCGGCCTGTCGAATCACATCGCGACTGTCGAGCGTATCCAACAGCAGCAGGTCATTGGCCTTGTTGAGCAGGTCCGCACCCGAGGTCCACGTATGACCAGATGACAATTCATCGCTGACGACGTAGAGCACCCCCGCCTCGATTCGCCCGACGTGATCCTTGGGCGTGCCCATGGCGCGGGCGATCTTGTCGACCTTTTTGAAGCCGTAGCCCTTCACATAACGGATCAGCTGATAGGGATCGGCACGGAGCACGCCGACCACTGCATTGCCAAACGTCTGTAGCAGCGTCTCCATTTGATGGTGCGTCAGGCCGAAGCCAGCTAAGTACGACCGAATCTCGTTGTCAGCGCTGTGGGCGATCCAGGCTTCGCGGAGTGACTCAAGGGTAGATTTGCGAATGTGCAGTTGACGATGCAGTTCGTCGATGTCTTGGCGGATCAGACGATCCAGGTGTGCTGCGCTGGCGGCGTGTGCCACGATCTTGCGAGCCGTTGCCTCGCCAATACCGACGAACGCCGGGTGCTTGGCCAGGTATTGAATCAGTCCCTCGGTGCTGGTGGGCAACTCATAGCTGAGACTGTCGGCGGCGAACTGCGGACCATACTTGGGATCGACCTTCCAGCGGCCAATCATCGTTACCAGGTCGCCTTCGCTGGCACAGAACGGACCGCGAAAGCGGACGCGATTGCCGTCATCCGATTGAAGGACGCCCGCCGAGAATTTCGCGCTCGTGAAGTAAGTGCGATGAACGGTGCCGCTGATTCTGTCAGGCATCGAGCGCACCTCCTTGTGCGACCGTCCGCACGAACATGCGCAGATAAGCGTCGGTGAACGCGCAGGCTGACTGGCGGGAGCCGCACCAGTAGACCGGGACTCGCCAGCGCATCGCGATGTGCAGCGCCCCACCGAGAAGGGCTTGCGGTGCGACGGATCGCAACACATCGCCGTGGCGGCCGCGGAGGACGTCGTCCAGGTTGGCTTCAATCACGACACTGGCGGCGTCCATGCCAGCCAGCTTCTGCAACTCGGCAGCAAACCGAGTCGCGTCGTGGATTACGGTGTGAACGAAGTCGGGGAGGCTCTTGCGCTCCACGGCCACGCGATGCTCGAAGCCCGCCACCGAATAGTCGCCTGCGTCGAGCTTGGTGCGGACGACCGGACAAGTGAACGAGTAAGGTTCTTGCTCTCGCGTATCTATTACGATTTGAAAGTCCATGCCGGCGACACATCCGTGAATACGAAAACAAAAGGAGCCGAGGCGGGCACGGGGAGTCTTTCCCCACCGGCACGATGCGGACCCGGCGAGTTCCGCATCGTCGATTGCCTGCAGGGAACGCCATCCCGCCTCGGCCGCACCCTTGGTCACAGGAGTGCTTCAGCGCCGGCTTCATCCATGATCAAAACGGTGTCTCGTCGGCTGACGCACGACTGGGTGCGTCTGCCGCGATCTGAATCCGCTTGTTGAAATACACGTTCGTGTACTCGCCTCGCGTCCGCTTGGTGACCTCCAGCGTCACGTCGAGCAGTTCCTCGAGCCGACCGGCCAGATCGCTGAACTTGGCCAGCTCCAGTCCCACGGTCTTCAGGTCGGCCTTCACGAACGGCAATGCCGCCGGCGTGATCACCGAGTTCTTGAAAATGTGGCGGCCCGTCTGCGACCCGGCGATCACGATCAAATCCCACTTGATCATCGGGTCGCCTTTCTGGCTGCGGTCCAACCGCACCTCGTCGATCCGCGCCTGGTACTTGCCGTCGGGGACTTCATCGAAGCTGGGCGCTTCGGCCGAGGAGAAATCGTCGTCGAACGCGCTGAGGTCAACACCGCTGTTGTCTGGCGCAAAGCTATCGTCGTACTCGCTCATTTTTGAGCCTTTCCGTTTTGGGTGCTTCCCGGCTGCTTGATACGCTCCGCCGCGCCACCGGTGCCGGGAATTGAGCCGGGTGCAGCGGAAGTGAATGCTTTGACGAACGCGTCGTAATCGAGAGGCAGGACGTCCGGCAGGCGACCTGTGCGGTCACCAGCTTCGTAGGTCGGATGCGGCTTGGTGCGCATGACGCGATCGATCGTGACGTTTCCCGCAGCGTCCTTGCGCGGAACCGCGTCGCCGTACAGGATGATGTCGACCAGCCCGAGTACGACACCGCGAGCGCGATCCGGCAGGCTCGGTTGTGTCTTGGTGAACTCGCCGGTTCGCGTCTCGATCGTCTTGTCTTGAGCGTGGGAAATGAGAACGAGACCGTAGGGCAGGCTGGCCAAGCGCGTGAGCACGCGATGCCATTCGTTCTTCACCAGGGCCCAGCCCTTGCCGTGCCCCATGTCGCCTTCGTATTCGATGTTGTGCTTTGAACAGACGTGCTCGCTGCAGAACTTGAAGGCGTTGTCCGCTGTATCGATCACGATCGTTTTAAATGGATGGTTCCCCTGAGCAACCAACTTGCACGCCGCCAGGAAGTCCTCCCAGGTGTAGGTTGGCACCTTGAAGACTTCCAAGTGACTGAGGCCGGGTTCGCACTCAAAGAAGATGGCTTCAGGAAAACGACTCGCGAACGTCGACTTGCCCAGCTTGGGAGCCGAATAGAGCAAGATCGTCTGCTTATCGAGGTCGGTGATCGGCTTGGTGCGCTGCGTGGGCAACGTCAAGGTCATGGGGGTGCTCCTTAGAAAATGGGTGCTTCGGAATCGGCCGGTGTCAGTTCCTCATGTGGCAGCGCGATGTCGTACAGGTTGTCGACCACGTTGGGATTGAAGCCGGATTGGCAGTAAGGCAGGTATTCGCAGGGACGCTGGAATGAGAAACAGTTCGAAGTGTTCAGCAGCCATTTTCCGCGACGGCGGGCGTCGAGGTACTGCTGCGTGATCTCCCAGACCTCTTCCTGCAGCATTGCCAAGCGATCTTCGGACAGATAAATGTGCTCGCGGTGAAACGCGTCGGGGCGGGCGTACCATTCGGCGAGACGGGCCTGAAACTCTTCGTCGGATTCCGGCATCTGCCGTTTGGCAGTCGAACGGCCACTCTTGTTCTTGGCAGCCAGCTCCATCCGCCGCGTTTCGTACTCAGCTTCCGACTCACCCGTCTTCTGCTTCAGTCGCGACTTGAGTAGGACGTTGTAAATCACGCCCACAATCGGATAGCCGAGTTGCCGCAGGTAAAAGCTGTAGAGGGCGATCTGCGTGTCGGTCCAGAGTTTGTCGAGGTAGTTGGCGTCAATGCTGGCGGCAGTCTTGTGCTCCAACAGGTACATGCCTGCCGGCCGCTTGACGATCGCGTCTGCCTTGCCGGCCATCACGAACGTTTGACTGGGGCGGTTGGTGTCGGGGTTCCGAATTTCACCGGTAAACGACTTTTCGACCTCAACGATCTCAAAGTCTTCGGACTCGTAGCGAGCGGCATAACCTGTGAACATCGCGCGAGCCAGATGCCACGCTGCCTTCTGGTTTTCATCGCCGACGCGCATGGGGAACTGCTGGTCGATGTAGTCAAGGACCGACCACAGGCGATTGTCATCCGCCACGGAGCGATACCAGAGTTCGATCGCGCCATGGATGACGCTACCGAACGACATTGCCTCGGATTTCTCGCGTGGTCTCAAGCAATCGATGTAACGATGCTTGTACTTCCGCGGACAATTGCGAAACGTGTTGAGCGCCGAGAACGTCAACACGCTCTTGTCCGACGGGGCGGGTGCGAGTTGTGTCATGTAATTTGCTCCGACTATCATTAATCCAGGATGGGTTCGATGATTTCGCCGTTGTGCCGCTTGACGCCGCGCTGTTTCTGCAACTGTTCCTCAGAGAGTCGCGGCAGCCGGGCGTTGATTTGCTGACAGCGCCGACAGATGCGGTTACCGGGCCCCGTCGAATCGAAGAGCTGGTTGCACTTCAGACACGTGCGTTTCTTTTGTTCCGTATTCATGTGACGGTGCTCCGGCCTCGCGGTGATTGCCCACGGGATCTATCCAGTCCCCACAAACTCAAGCGGCGGCTTTCGCGGGCGGCGTGGGATTCGAGTCCACGCGGTCCACCCGGAACGAGTCATCTCCGAATTCACGCAGTAGCAGGCCGGCGAAGATCTTCACGACCGTCGCGCCCACTTCGTTCGATCCGTCGACGATGATCACGCGCCGGCGCGGATCGAAGTGATAGCCGAAGTCGAGTCGCACCCGTGCCGCGCCAAACAAGCCCTCGGCGGCGAAAGTCGCCAGTTGCAGCGTCATCTCGGCTTCGTCGATCGGGACTTCGGACCAAAAGGAAAAACGGAACACGCCAACGGTCATGAGTCACTCCTTGGAATTGAATTCGAGTGTCCTTCCCGTAGTTATGTATGCCGTTGGCGTGTCCCACTGCGCGCGGCGGCCTAGCTTTTCGCCAGACCGGCACGTGTCAAGTGCTGACGAATACTGTCGATAGCCGTGTCAAGATTTCGGCGCGACATTTTCAATTCACGCTCGGTGTCGGTGCGGTTGCGTTTCTTCAGCGAGCGGCAAACGCGCTGCAGCTCCGGCGGCAGAGACGCGATGGCCGCACCGACGCTTTCCAGCAGCTCGAACAGCTCGATGTCAGACAGAGAATCGCCGCCGGTGCGACGCTCTAGGTCGACGATCGAGACGATCGCCCACAGCGGCGCGGGCGGTCCGTCGGCCTGCTCAACTTTCTCCTCCAGCGACTGGACCTCGACGTCCCCCGCAGGATTCCGCTTAACACGTCCCCGTTCGCGGACCAGCATCGCCACAGCCGAGTTGACGACACTGGCAACGAACGTGTTGAGCGAACCGCGGGCGGGATCGAAGCGCGATGCCTGGCTCAGCAAATACAAGGACAGATCCTGCTCGACGTCCGGCTGATCCGATCGGCTGAAGCCGGGCCGGCGGACGAGCTGCTTCGCCTTGATGCGGATCAACGTCCGGGTGTATTCGTTGAGAAATTCGTTACCGGAAGATGCCTTGTTCATGACTACCTCCTGCCGGAGGCAGCCACCCAAAGACGATTCACGCGCTACGCGAAGAAAGACTGTGCTGCGGCAATCCAAAAACCGCAGTTACAACACAGTCGCGAGCCATGATCGCCGGGTTATGTCCTCTCGGCGAAGACGGGGCGTCACAACTCGTGTGGCGATGCCACAAACCGTGTGGCATCTCGAAAACCTGCGTTTTCGTGGGAACTGGGGCTTGGGGGGCGATCAATGTCGATCTGCGCAAGGGGGCATTTCCTATCCCTCTGCGCAGACAGCCATTCGTGTGGCGGTTCTTCATTTCCGCGCGCATTGCCGAGCGCCGACGGCATACATAACCCAGGGGTGGACGCACCAAGCGTTCACGTTTCTTCCTTCCCCTGATAATGGTGCCCCTTGCATGCCGTCTCATCCTGCTGCTCCCGTCAAAGACCTGACGCCCGAAGAACGCCAACGCCAAGTGGCTGCCATTCTCGCGCTCGGGGTTGTTCGTCATCGACGCATCGCCCAACTGGCCGAAATCGGCCAATTCTCTCGAAGTCCCGGCACAGGCCTTGAGGTTATCTCTGAAACGAGGCTCTCTGTGTCCAACGGTCTCGCCAACGAGGCGCGAGACTCGGATTGCGAGGTGAACGATGGACGAAACGCGTGAAGGTTGTCTTGCCACGATCCTGGCCCGCGGACTGATTCGCGTTCGGCAACGTGCCGAACGAGCGGGCGATCGGAAGTGGCAAGACGACAACGAACCCCAACCGTCCGCTGCCGATGCTCCCGCCCTTGATCACCAATCGGCGGATCAGCAGGCAGCGACCAGAGAGCAAGGAGAACAGCAATGAAAAAGACTGTGGCAGCCGACGTGTCTCGGCTCGAGACGATGTCGGTCAACCAACTCGCCAAGCGCTTCGAGGAAGTCTTTGGCGAGCAGTGCCGTAGCCGACACAAGCGTTACTTAATCCGCCGCATTGCGTGGCGGTTACAAGCCAACGCGGAAGGCGGTCTCACGGAGCGTGCCCGCAAACGCGCCGAAGAGCTGGCCAACGATGCGGAGATCCGTGTCACGCCCCCGCGAGAGAATAAGTCGAAAGGAGACGACGCTCGGCCAACCACGATCAAGATGGACTCCGGTCGCGACAAGCGGCTGCCGCCACCGGGAAACTGGATTGAGCGCGAATACAAAGGACGAATGATTCGCGTGATGGTAGTTACGGATGGTTTCGAATACGAGGGAGAACGTTACCGATCCCTGTCCGCAATCGCCAAGGCGGTCACCGGCTCGCACATCAACGGCTTCCTATTCTTTCGACTGTGGGGGGACAAATGAGCCGCAAACAAAAACTACCCGCGACGCCAGTGATTCGCTGTGCCATCTACACCCGCAAGTCGCACGAAGACGGCCTCGAACAGGAATTCAACTCGCTCGACGCTCAGCGTGAATCGGGTGAGGCGTTCATCGCCAGCCAACAGCATGAAGGTTGGGTTTGCCTGCCCGAGCACTATGACGATGGCGGCTTCTCCGGGGGCAGCATGGAGCGACCAGCGCTCAATCGCCTCCTGGCGGACATTGCCGCCGGGAAGGTCGACTGCGTGATCGTCTACAAAGTCGATCGGCTGAGCCGTTCGCTGCTGGACTTCGCCAGGATCATGGAGAATTTCGATCAGCAAAAGGTCTCGTTTGTGTCCGTCACCCAGCAATTCAACACCGCGACGTCGATGGGCCGGCTCGTGTTGAATGTGCTGCTCTCGTTCGCCCAATTCGAACGCGAAATCATCGGCGAACGCATCCGCGACAAGATCGCTGCCCAACGCCGCAGGGGGAAATGGGCCGGCGGTGTGCCCGTGCTCGGTTATGACGTCGATCGGTCGAACCCCAGTCCGAAGCTCGTGATCAACGCCGAAGAAGCCTTACAGGTTCGGCGGATCTTCAGCCTGTACCTGGAACTCGACTCGCTCTTGCCAGTGGTCGAAGAGGTTACCCGACGCGGTTGGAGCAACAAGTCGTGGACTACCAAGAAGGGCGTCGCGCGTGGTGGGCGACCGTTCGACAAGTGTTCCGTCTACGCGCTGCTGACCAATCCGATCTATGCCGGCAAGATCAAGCATAAAGAGGACGTCTATGATGGGGAGCACGAAGCACTCATCGACGCCGACGTGTTTGAGAAGGTCCAGACGACGCTCCAGCAGCACGGACGCGGGCAAGGGAACTACCTGATCAATAAGTACGGTGCGTTGCTCAAAGGCCTGCTGAAATGCAGTGCCTGTGATCAAGCGATGGTCCATACTTTCACCGGCCGCGGGTCGAAGCGATACCGCTACTACACATGCACGAAGGCGATCAAAAGCGGTTA